TATCAACCCTGATGATTTTGAATTTGCAGATGGTGGACGTGTACCAATGTTCATGGGCGGTGCTGCAAGAATAGGTTATCAAGCTTTACGTAAGTACGGTATTGAAGCAAAAGATATTTCAAGATTGTTTGCTAGTTTAGGGTCTGACAAAAGTTTAGTTGGAAAAGAAAAAACTATGTACTTCAAACAATTGAATCAAGTACTAAAGAACCCTGATGACTTTCCAGATGGTATTAGAGAAATACAAATTAGATTAGGTATCGACCCAATAGGATTTAAAAGCGGTGGTCTTGCCGGCATCCTGGAGGTGTAATGCAAGAAGGAACTAAACTTAAATTAGAAGAACTAAGAAAACTTCTAAAAGCTGAACCTCAACCTATAACAATGGAAAGAGCTGAAAAACTTTTTCGACAAGCTTTTCCAGATATATCAGATTCATATAAAGGTATTTCAAAATATAGAAAAAAATATCCAAAATATTTTAAAGGTATTAATATCGCTGCAATAACTGATGAAGGCGATAAAATAAGAAACTATTTAGAAAGAATAACTAAAAATAAAACAGAACCTTTTACAACAAGCAGTTCAAAAATAAACAAAGCATCAAAGACTAATGCAAGTTCTCAAAAAATAACTAAAATTGTACAAAAATTTAACGAAGAAGGCGAAAAAGTTTTACTTAGAGGTGGTAGTCAATTCGCAGGAAGTCAATATGACGAGCTTTATAAGAATTCAAAAAAATTTAAAACGTTTTATGATGAAGCTTATGACACCCCATGGAATGAAGCACAGGCTTATCAAAAAGATAATGCTGCTAGATCTTTTAAAGTAAGGGGGGCATTTAAACCACCAGCAGGGTATACATTAAGTACAGAAGAATTTTTAGAAAAGATAGGAATAAAAAAATCTTCATTGGACACTTACATATCTAATCCGGAAAGATCTACGACAGGAAAATTTATAAAAGATAATTTTAATTTTAAAATGGGTGCTACTGCTCCTGGAGCTTTTGCAGCAGGTAAAGGAACTAAACAACGTTATTGGAAAGATCCATCAGAAGCTGCACTTAGAAAGTGGGACCGTTTTTTAAATGCTAGAATTATTACAAAAGACATGAGAGACAGAGTAGAAACTTTGTATGCTAATGATGATATAAAAGATTTAATTTTTAAACAGAAAAAACTTCCAAGTTTACCTATAGTTCAAGCAGCTTTAGGTAATCAATCACCCTCTATTGCTGCGAATGCAATGGCAACATTAGCAAGAGTTTTAAAAGGTGATGAATACAAAGGAGATATTAATGTTTCTAAAGATGTTGTTGCAGGTAAAAGAATATTAAATCAAATTGGTGATGTTGGAAAACGAAATGCATATCGAGTTGCATTTTATAATGCAGCTTTAGCAAACGTAGATCAATTGTATAAAAATGAAGCGGGTGCTTCGCTTAGTAGTTTTAAGACTGCTTTTAGAGATGAGCTTAAGAATATTTTAGATATACCTGAAAAAGGTAAAGTTCCTTTTAGTGTTAATGAAGTAATTGGAATAAGTACAGGTGAGATGAGAGGACTTCAACCTTATTCTGCTTTTGTAGATGTGGTAAGGTCTGACATAAACGAAGGACCACTTGCACAATACCAAGGAAGATTATCAAGATCTATAGGAAGAGTACAAGACGCTCTTGCTGTAGATGATGTTAAAGGTGCACAAAAAATTGCAGATGACCTAATAGCTAATGTCCCAACCTATAAAGGTTTTAAAGATTTATCTAAAACCCAATTAGAAAGTCTAGCATTACCAGAAATTAAGATCGGAAAAAAAATAGATCCAAGTATTTTTTCCCCTGCTCAGTTAAATGAGTACAAAGCAAAAGGATTAGATATTCAAGCCATGACAGATAGAGAAGGTTTTTATCTTGATCCAAAAGGTAGAAAACCGTTTTTTTCAGTTTCATCAGCACAGTTAAAAAAAGTTGCAAGCAACTTATCTGAAAAAGACAAACTAGCTGTTTGTAGTTTATTATCTCGTGGTGGATTACCTGGAGATTGCGCGGCTGCAATAGATAACAATCCAGTAAAAGCAGCACAGGTTTTTGAACAAGCTCCAGCGACAAATACCAGTATGCAGAAATTAAAGACAGCAGCAACAGGTTTTTTAAAATCAGGTGGTTTCAAAACATTTGGTGTAGCAGGACTTGCTGGTGGAGCTGCGGCTGCACTTGTAAAAGAATTTAGAAACGATGATATAACAAGTTATTTATCAAACGAAGATCAACAAAAAAATATGTTGGTAGATATGGCAACACAACCAATTGCACCAGATTTTGAAAGACCTAGTATTTTAGATTATCAACTACCTGCAGTTGGAGCATCACTAGCTGCATCAACAGCACTTGGTGCACCATCTACAATTAAAGCCAGTAGATCAAGAGGATTGGGTGTTGAACAAAAAGGATTAATAAGAACAGGTGGAAGAGTATTAGGTAGAGGACTTGGTATTGCAGCATCACCTGGAATATTAGCACCACTCGCTGCAATGGATATTGCAAATCAAATATCAGAAGGAGATTCAGCTGCAGATATTGCAACTAATCCTTTTAATTATACTTATCCATTATTTGCTGAACAGACAGATAAGTTCACAAGACGTTTAAATCCAACTTTTAGAAAAGTAGCTAGATTAGGTATGGCTAAACCAGCATTAAGATTACTATCAAGAGCAGGTATAGCAGGACTTGGTGCGTCTTTAGCTATACAAGGATTAGGATTATTAGATGACTAAAAAGCTAACAACTACGATACCACCTCTTAGAGGGCCTAACCCACAGGGGTTGAATGTTCCTACAAAAAAGATTATAGTGGTGTCGAACTCGGAGAAAAATAATGTCAACAATAGACAAGTCTCTACCAAACGTAGAGCAGGAAATAAAATTACCTAGTGAAGAGGAGATAGCAGAAGCATCTCAAGCAAACGTAGAAGAACAAGTTGGACCAGAAGATGTTCAAGTTGAACAAGACGAAGACGGCGGTGCTACAATCACTTTTGATCCTGAAGCTGTAAACCAGCCAGGAACTAACGAACATTTTGATAACTTAGCAGACTTATTACCTGAAGATGTTTTAGGTAGATTAGGTTCTGAACTTTTTGAAAATTACACACAATACAAAGCATCTAGAAAAGATTGGGAAGATTCATATACAAAAGGTTTAGATTTATTAGGATTTAAATACGAGACAAGATCTCAACCATTCTCAAATGCAAGTGGTGCAACTCACCCTGTATTAGCAGAAGCAGTAACACAGTTTCAAGCGCAAGCTTACAAAGAATTACTTCCAGCGACTGGTCCAGTACATACTCAAATTATGGGTATACCTTCAAGACAAAAAGAAGAGCAGTCAACGAGAGTAAAAAATTTCATGAACTATCAACTCATGAACGTGATGAAAGAGTATGAACCCGAGTTCGATCAGTTACTTTTTTATCTCCCTCTTAGCGGCTCTGCTTTCAAGAAAATTTATTACGATGAAATTCTTGACAGAGCCGTGTCTAAATTTGTTCCGGCAGATGACCTGATAGTTCCATACACTGCAACATCTTTAGAAGATGCAGATTCAATCGTGCATGTTTTAAAAATGTCAGAAAATGAATTAAGAAAAAAACAAGTGTCTGGTTTTTATAGAGACATAGAAATTACACCAGGCTATGCACAAGAAACAGAAGTAGAGAAAAAAGAAAGAGAGCTTGAAGGAGTTAAGAAAACTAGAGACGAACAGATGTTCACTATTCTAGAAATACATACAAATATTGACCTAGAAGGTTTTGAAGATAAAGACATGGAACAAAACCCAACAGGAATTAAACTTCCTTACATTGTAACAGTCGATACATCGTCAAGAGAAGTTCTATCAATTAGAAGAAACTATAAAGCAGAAGATCCAACAAAAAGTAAAGTAGAGTATTTTACACACTTTAAATTTTTACCGGGCCTAGGCTTTTACGGTTTTGGATTAATTCACATGATCGGTGGATTATCACGAACTGCAACGAATGCACTTAGACAATTATTAGATGCTGGTACGTTTTCAAATATGCCAGCTGGATTTAAACAAAGAGGTATTCGTGTTAGAGATGAAGCGCAATCGATTCAACCTGGAGAGTTTAGAGACGTAGATGCACCTGGAGGAAATATCAGAGACGCATTTATGCCTTTACCTTTCAAAGAACCATCAGCAACATTATTACAATT